ACCGGAAGAACATCTACTCGCGAAGCGGTGGGAGCCACGTACTAAGTACGCTGGGGTAAGCATTCTGTGCCTCGTCTCGCTGTCCGTCTTGTTGCTTTTAACCACACACGGTCTCGGAATAAGCCGACTGCTTATCCAAAAGGAAGGAAAACTTATGCAATCTTTTAAAGACTTGTTAGTAAGAGTTTCACAAGAAGTTCGGCTATTTTTGTACACATTTACGTGGCCTTATTAATGGCTCTAGATAAAGCGTTAGTAACTAGGGTATTTATCAGGGACAGGTGGAAATGTCGGCACTGTAAGGATCGAATTGTCCATCCCCACCATGTCATTTATAAAAGTCAGGGAGGTGTGGATGAGCTCTGGAACCTTTTATCGCTCTGCCCACAATGCCACCGTGCGGCCCATGATGGGCATTTGTTGATAACTGTCTTAGAAGTACTTGATGACGATGTTAGTGTACGTTTTACCCGTGTAGGAAACTGGAGACCAACTTAATGCCCCTAAGACCTAAACAACTCGAAGCCTTGTCGGCTATCACGTCTAACTACCTGAGGGGAACTCACCGTCAGGTAGTTTCGGCATGCACAGGCTTCGGGAAGACTGTTCTTTTCTCGCATATCCCCGAGGCTACCAAAGAGATACTTCCTGGACAGCAGGTAGTTCTAGTCCACCGGGATGAACTGTTGGACCAGAATATTGACAAGCTGCGTAAGTACAATCCGTCCTTAAAAGTCTCGAAAGAGAAGGCTGAGCACTTTGCGGACCCGGATGCGGATGTGTTGGTAGCATCGGTACAGACTCTTGGAAGAGAGGGTTCCAAGCGCCTTGATAGGTTCAACTGGGATGTGATTACCAAGATCATTACCGATGAGGCGCATCATGCGACTTCAGACAGCTATCAAAACATATACGCCAAGGCAGATGTGTTGAGACCTGATACTCCCAAGTTGCACGTCGGCTTCACGGCTACTCCTAACCGACCTGATGGCAATCCGTTAGCCACTACCTTTGACAAGATTGTATTCAACTATCCACTGCGCGAGGCTATGGAGGATGGCTGGGTAGTCGATATGAAGGGCGTCAGGATAGACACTAATCAATCGCTAGATGGTGTCGGAACAGCCGGAGGAGACTTTAAAAGTGACGAGTTAGCAGCGGTTATTGACAACCCTGAACGCAACCAGATTGTCGTAAAGGGCTGGCTTGAGTACGGAGAAGGCAGGCAGACTATAGGCTACACTGCCAATATCCTGCACGCACAGCACCTTGCCGATATGTTCAAAGAGCACGGAGTAAAGGCACAAGCAATTTGGGGTGATGATCCTCTACGGGCGAAGAAGCTAGAAGCATTCCGTAGTGGTGAGATTACTGTCCTTTTGAACTGTGCGCTGCTGGTCGAAGGCTTCGATATGTGGCAGGTTGGTTGTATCCTTCTGGCATCACCTACTAAGAGTGGTATTAAATACACTCAGGCTGTTGGTCGGGGATCGCGGTTGGAAGAGGGCTGTCCGAATCTTAACGAACTTATCGAAGATTGTTCTATGCGTAGCCACAAGTTTAAACGTGACTGTGTAGTAATTGACTACTGTGACTTATCAAAGCGTCATAACCTTACCTGCCTTCCGACCCTGTTTGGGTTACCAGCAGGATTAGACCTTAGAGGTAAGAGTGCTCTATGGGCTGCGGAGACGTTGGAAGATGCACAGGAGAAGTTTGCCCATATCGACTTCACTTCTTTAAAAGACATTGACAAGTTAAAACTTTATATCGAGCAAGTAGACCTGTTCTCGGTAAAGGTTTTGCCAGAAGTTACGGCCAATAGCCATTTCGTCTGGCATTCAGCCTTGGGAGGCGGGTATATCATTATGCTGCCGGAGCACGGTTCGGTAAAGATTACTCAGAATCTTCTTGACAAGTATGAGGTTTATGGTAAGATTAAAGACAAGACATACAGAGGGGAGCGGGATTCGATTGCCGATGCCTTTGCTGTAGCTGATGGGCTGGTTACCAAACTCTGCCCGGAGTCTTTGAAGCTGGTAGAGCGTGGGGCGTCCTGGAGAAAGATGCCCCCTAAAGAAGATCAGATGAAGCTTCTCCATAAACTGTATAAAGGAAAAGAAATCTCGACGAACTTGACAAGGGGAGAGGTAAGTGATAAGATCGGGGAAGCATTGGCAGGAAAGAAGCCAAGAGTGGTCCCGGCATGGGTTAAGAAGAAACTCAAGAAAGAAATCTAAATGACAGACAGACAAGAACTTATTGATGAGATTGATGGGTTGAGCCGTCTCGACCTGTGCAGGGCGTGGAGGTTCGCACCCGTCGGCCACAAGTACTTTACCGACTACGAAATCGGCCAATACTTTCACCAACGCTTGAAGGACGCTGGTGGCTTTTCCCCGGAGATTAGCAAAAAACTTGGATGGGAAGATGCGCACTTTGGAATCCCAGTCGAGGAGTTGAGGTGGTCCGGTGTTACGTTTCACAATGCACCGATAGGATTGGATAACGCGTGATGAGTATCGAGAAGAAAGCAAACCACCAAGTGAACATCGTGCGCATTACGGAGATACTGACGCACACAAACGCCAACTCATTGGAGATTATTCCCATTGGAGAATACCAAGCAGTCTCCCGTAAAGGACAGTTCAAGGTTGGTGACTTAGCGCCATGTCCGAGGGTTGGGAAGGGCACAGCTCAAGTTTGTCAGCAATTCTTACTTAGAAAAGGACAACAAATGAAACAACTAACAGTACTCGATGGGGCGGCTGCGGTCGCCCTTGCTTTTTTGGGTTGACTGTTGTATAATAAGGAAACGATGAATTCACTAACGTTACCGGAATCTTTCAGCGGCTCAGCCGCACTACAACTTGTACAAACACAGGGATGGAAGTTTAAACTGGGGAATCTCCCAAACATTATTCTAGCAAACTGCCCGTATTGCGGCAAAGAAGACCATTGCTGTATGGAAATTCACGGGTCCCAGTCTGAGCAGAAGCAGAGAGACGGTCTGTTCCTCTGTATGCGGTGCTCCAAGTCAGGCAACCTGTACTCTCTTAGGCAACATCTAGGGCTCGTTACGCCCGGTGTATCGTCCCAGGGCGAGTGGGGGAAGTCGGAACGGAAGATGGACCCACTCCCGGATGCTGACGCGTGCCACGGTGCCTTAATGGCCGACGACGATGCCTTAGATTATCTAGTTAACATCCGGGGACTGTCTAAAGAGACCATTATCCAACAGAAGCTCGGAATGAAGGCCAAGCACTACTTCAGAAACGTTGGTGGAGAAGTCAGGGCGTTGGTAATTCCTTATCTCATTAACGGGACTTGTGTTTGGGCGAAGTACCGGACGCTCCCTGACCCGAATGACTTGAAAAAAGTTCCAAAGGATTTTAGCTGCCCGACTGGGTACGATGCTGCTCTTTACAATGGCGAAGTTCTTAAGGATGGGCTAAAGGAAGTTATCTTCTTCGAGGGGGAGTTGGACTGCATTGCAGCGCTCGATAAGGGAATCCCCAATGCCGTCGCGGTGCCAGGAGCTAACATTAAGAAGGCCGAATGGCTGACACAGATCGACGCCCTAGGACTGGACAAGGTATACATTTGTTATGACCTTGACAAGGTAGGGCAGAAAGCTGCTCAGGAGCTGGCCTGCCGGATCGGAATTGACAAATGCTACAAGCTTATTCTGCCACAATTTGAAGTAACTACTGAGAAGGGTGAGGTTCGAGCAGGTAAGGATATTAACGAGTGGTTCGTATCTGGCGGAGGAACGCTTGAAGCATTTGAGGCATTAAAGCAATCTGCACAGCTTTTTGATGTGAACGGAGTAGCTAATACTTGTGACGCTATTGATGAGTTTACAGAAGAACTTGATGGGAAAGGTGCAGGCCAAAAGTATATTTGGCCACCTATTCAGGATATTGCACAATTTGACGAGGGTGATTGCATACAAATACTCGGGCCGGGCAAGCAGGGCAAGTCCACGCTTGGACTTAACCTTCTCGAATATATGGTCAATGAGTATAATGAAAGTGGTGTTATCATATGCTTGGAAATGACACGAGCAAAGCTTGCTCGAAAGTGGGTATGTCACAAGGCAGGGATTGCGGATAATCTTCCTAAGGCTCCGGAGGATGCAGCCGAACTTACCCAGCAATTCAAAGATGCGATACCCGTAGTTAAGGAGTTGGCTGCAAACCGAGAAGGGGATTTACTATTCTGCTATCCTGCATACCAAACCGAGGATGACCTTTACAAGCTGATTATCGACATTATTCGGCGCTACGGTGTTAAGTGGATTATGCTTGACAATCTACAGCTTTTGTGCGATAATACTATTAAGAATAGGAATCGGACTCAGCATTTGTCCGAGATTAGTAAACGGCTTACGAAGATCGGCAAGGACTACGGTGTGCAGATGGTAATTATCTTGCAGCCACACAGCATTGGGGAGGGGAAGCTGGCAACATCTGACAGCGTAGATGGGTCTTCTCAGGTTTCCAAAGATTGTGACTTACAGCTTGTTATCAACCGTATTAGGATAGGAGAGGTGACAAAAGATGCATTCGCTCAAGGCGCTTTTATCCAAACTGAAGGAACATTTGGACCCGAAATGTTGGTGTCGGCGAGTCTTTCTAGGTACAGCGCAGGAGGAACAACAACTCTTTACTTTGATGGAGCGACTAGTACTGTTCACAAGCTTACAGATGGGAAAATTGCAGCTATGAACGCGAAGGCTAACCCAAATGTAGGTTATGCGAAGCAACTAACAGCAGCTAACTTATCTTTGGATGCTCTTAAGGTAGCCACTGCTCCAGCTACTCCAGCTACTCCAGCTACTCTAGTCACACCGGATGAAGGAGACATTATAATCTGATGATTAATTCCGTAACGGTAGCCCAAGTGCTCAAAGACCATCACCCGAAGTCTCCTAAAGAGTTTAAGGAGAAGTGTGGAATGAAACTTATGAAACTCGGAACTGGGTTGTACAGGTCTACTTACAAAGTAGTCGGTGTGTCAGTGGTAATTAAGTTTCCTAACTATATGTGTGGGGTAGACAAGTCGGAGTACCATACTTACCGAGATGAAGTCTACCATATGATTTCGGAGCACCGGGCTATCTCTAAAATTCTCCGATGCAAGCGTAAGTATCGGATGCTCAAGCAGTTTGTTCCAGACGTTTACTACTTCAACCGGAAGACTGGGGTAATTGCTACTGAGCAGTGTGTAAAACTGAGAAATTCTGACGTGTCTATGGCAAAAGACATGCTAGTCCACTTAGTAAATGACATAGTTGAGTTGACATGGGCTGCGCGGGGCTGTACTGACCTTCATTCTTCGAACATCGGGGTGTCACTATCAGGGGATTTGAAAATTATTGACTTTGGGTACTTTTATGAGGAGGCATGACCAAGCTTACAAAAAAAGAGAAGGCAAAGGACGCTAGACTTCGGAGAGAATACCACGTAACACTTAAGGAACACAACAAAGTCTTTAAGTACCAGGAAGGAAAATGTGCGATTTGCAAGCGCCCGGTCGGTGACTTCCATCTTGGGTTCGCAGTTGACCACGATCACCTTACCGGCGAAGTTCGCGGGTTGTTGTGCTGGACATGCAACAAGGCACTCGCTATCTTCGGGGACAATGTAGACAGGCTGCTATATGCAGCGGCATACTTGGCAAACCCTCCCTTCCGTGTTATATTTGGAGAGCCAAGAATTACCGCTCCTGGAAGGGTGGGGACAAAGAGACGAGCTAAGCTGTTAAAAGCGATGAAGAAGGTAACAAAAAGTGTAACGACCGGCACTAAAGCTGCCAAAATAGCAAAAAGGAAAGGATGACAAAAGTAGAAAGGCAGTCAATGAATAAGCGGGCATTTGACGAGATTATCGGGGACCCCTACGCAAAGCCCGACCCCCTTGAGGGACATTATGCAGCACTAAAATGCCGGAGTTCGGTATCTGTTGCCAACATTGATTCGGCTGGTCACGGCACCAGAAATGCAGCCAGCCCGAACGCACTAGACTTTTTCTGCGATGTGGAGAGTGCCGTAGATGACGCTCTTGAAGTTAGCGGGTTCACACTTTCACAGTTTATCAACACGTACATTGAAGAAGATCGGTCTAAGTACATACTTACGCAAACGGAACGAGCTGAGATAGAGCAGGTAGTAGGACGAATACTAGTTGCTCGTAAGATCAGTCCGTCCAGCAAGTACTTTACTGCAATACGAAAGGGATAAGTAGAACAATGAGTAAACAAAACGAAGTTGACCCGTCGGTTTATGAAATTCAGCACGCTAAGACGCCTGAAATGAAGCAGATGCTTCTCCAAAAGTACGGAGCTATCCCGCCGAAGTTGACAGAAGATGAACGGAGGTTGTGTGATGGGTCTGACAATTAGATTGTGGGCAGCTGACCCTGAGACGGGAGACTATCCTTTGCTAAGGTTCCTTTGGTGCATACTTTGGGTAGGGCCTATTTGTCTGACCATACTTTTGTTCGTTTTCTTGACCTTTGTGCAGGGTGGGACTAGCGCTGCTAAGGAAGCCTGGGAGATGTTTTATGAATGAGGCATTTTACGGAGAGCCAATCGCCCCGTTAATTCCTATTAAGTCAAGAAAGCCTAATAGGACAATTCACCACGATAAGGTACAGATTTGTGGGCACAAGTATGACGGAAGCCGCCCACCTAATACCAATTGCGAGAGCTGCTGGTTCACTTGGTTTAATATCCACGGGGAGTTGGTGCAAGCAACGGAAGAGGCTTTTCAGAAGTATGGAAAGGAAATGGTTGTTGGAATCCAGGGAGAGAAGTTCTTCAAGATGTGGCTTAGATTCATGGCAACAGTGGCGAATATGAAAAATGTGATTACAGGAAACTAGGAGAATAAGTGGCAAAGAATGCGCTTGCCGATTTGGCAGCAATGGTATCAACGAATGTAGGAACTTCCCCCAGCGCAGGTATGAGCGTTGGGGGCGTTTCTGTTTCTAACAGTTCTATTGAAACTGTTAGTTCTAAAGTGGTAAAAGAGAAAGAATCGAAGAATTCAAGTGTATTAAATACCAAAGAGGACAAGTTTGCGGCGTTAAAGGCCGTCGAGAAAGCACTAAACAAGCAATTTGATACTACTTTATCTATTGTCCGACTAGGAGATAGGGTCGGTATTGACGTGCCAAGTATATCCACGGAACTGCCCACTCTAGATTATAATGTGCTCGGCTGCGGAGGCATCCCACGGGGACGGATCATCGAGGTGCTGGGACCTGAGTCTAGTGGTAAGACTACACTCGCGTTGCACCTTATTGCTATGGAACAGAAGAACACAGAGAACTTGTGTGCGATTGTTGATGCAGAACATGCAATTGATGTGAACTATGCTGCTAAATTAGGCGTCAACGTGGACGAGTTGTTAATCTCACAACCTAGTAGTGGGGAAGAGGCCCTGGAAATAGTAGAGGCGCTTATTGATAGCTCTGCGGTGAGTCTGATTGTAGTGGATTCAGTAGCAGCTCTTACGCCACGCGCTGAGTTGGACGGGGAGATGGGGCAGGCTAACATGGGCCTTCAGGCGCGGCTAATGTCTCAGGCATGCAGGAAGCTAGTAGGGAAAGCTGCTATGCGTGGAGTAACTGTCCTGTTTATCAATCAAATCCGCATGAAAATTGCCGTAATGTACGGCAGTCCCGAGACAACCACTGGCGGAGTCGCTTTAAAATTCTATGCATCTGTCCGTCTGGATGTTCGGCGTAAAGACGTTATCGGACCCAAGGAGCAGCCAATCGGCCATGTTCTGAAAATTAAAGCCATTAAGAACAAATGTGGCTGTCCGATGCGGGAAACCTTGGTAAACCTTCTATATGAATCTGGCATTGACACCTTCGGGGACTTTGTCAACTACGCTGTCTCTCTGGGCGCTATCCACCAATCTGGGGCATGGTATGATTTTAAAGGAGAAAGGTTGGGACAGGGCTTGACCAATACAGCCGAGTGTGTTAGATTGAATAAAGAGCTGCAAACGGCTATCAAGGACGATGTAGCCAGGATTCGAGCGGCTCAGAAAGAGGGTAAATGAAGACTACAAATACGGTAAAGCATTTTACAGACTGCCGAGACGCGTTAAACTGGGTTGACTCTTTGGCGAAGAAGGGGCTAGCTGGACTCTTAAGTGCGGAGAACACAGGTAAGGACGGGAAGAAGGTGACTTGGTGCGTCACCTGGGTCACCTGGAAAGAGAAGGAGACGATTTCTCCTAAAACTATCGTCAAGAAGTAATTGAAATAAATTGAAAATAACCGTTGACAAGTGTATTAAATACTGATAACGTAGTAAATGAAAGGAAGGAAACATGGCAAATAACAATAACCAAAATCAATCGAAACGTGGTGGTAAGGGCCGTCGGAGCCAGGGTCCTGTGAAGTTCACCGGGGTAGCGGTCTTCGTCTACACGAGTACGTGCTGCGGGGCAGTTGCTACTAAGACACCCTGTATGCGTTCCAAAGAGGATCACAAAGCTGGAACGTTTAGCTCTAGTCCGTTGGGGACGTGGCACTGCCCTACTTGCGCTAGCAAGTGCAAGGTAACCCGTACTCAGCCGAAGGCTGCTGACGTGAAGAAAGAAGGCTGACAATGGTTATCATGGCGTGCGTATTTCTATCGTGTGTGTTTCTATATTGCCTCGTCCGCTCGAACGAGGGGCGATGACACTAACCGATTGCGATTCTGAGAGTTCAAATCCTTTGGACGATCCTTTGGACGACGTGGACACCTTGTACGCGCACCTGCGGGAGCTATGTGATTCGTTCGAGAACTGTGCGCTCCTTATGGGGGCGAAAAGCGAAGAAAAAGCTTCTAAGGTGAGGGCCGTAGTGGAGGTCTTGAAGCTAACTTTGGACAATAAGGCACAGTATACTGATCCAGGATTTCAAGACCGCCTTGCGAAGATTATTGATGAAGCTTACCAAGAAGGAAAGAAAGAGGTCGGATGCGAAGAGTAGGAACCATATGTGTTTTTGAAACAGACGACGGGGTGCATGTACTACAAGCATCCTACCATACTAAGAAGTACGATGAGTTGGAAGGGCGTGGGGAGACACTTGCCGATGCCCTGGAAGACTTACTTTGTAATGTGGAGGACGTGCCGGAATGAACAATCCTTTGATACAAACACCACCTATTACAAGCTTCGATGAATATCAACGGGCAGCAGAAGACACTGCCCAATATCCCAACAAGGGCAACGAGTTGCGGTATCCAGCTATGGGGCTTGCAGGCGAGGCTGGAGAGGTCCTGGAGAAGGTCAAGAAGCTTTGGCGCAATAAGGGGATTACATCCCGAGCCTTTATGTCGGAAGAGGACAGAGTTATTCTTCTTGCAGAACTCGGAGATGTGCTCTGGTATGCGGCTGCGATGGCTACCGAACTTAATTACCTGCTATCCGCAGTCGCCACAGCGAACATTTCCAAGCTGAAGGACCGGGCAAGCCGGAACGTTATTAAGAGTGAGGGGGATACACGGTGAAACTTACTGAAGTTGAGAGCAATGACGTATTCGTTGCTAAAAAGGACCTTGACCGTCTTTTTAGCGGTCCTATGTACGACCTAGATGACACAGTGCATAACGCCCGGAAAGCCGATGCGCTTCATGGATATAGAGTTCTTCTGGACGTTATTGAACGGCTGACAAGTGAGCCTGAACCAAAGCCAAGGTCACACGTACTTAATCGACCAAATGATCGACCAAAACGGCATCCTAATAGAGACTAAAAGAGAGGCCCCGCCCTAGGCAACTAGGATGGGGCCTTACTTGTGTTACCTAAGCGGGCATACTCCGCCTTCACACTCCAGTCCTTCTAAGAGTTCTCCATCTTCTGCCCCAGCCTCATCAAGTTCAATTGGCTTGACCTTACTTGCCAGCTTCTCGTACTGCTCCCTGGTAATTGCTTCTTTGGGAGCCTGCTTAAACCCGTGGTCGTTGTGGCATAGGAAGCTGATAGACTTGATGTATTGCAAGTTCTGCGCCAACCATTCCTTAATCTTGGGAATATCAATGCGCTTGTAATACACCGTTACCGAAACTGCCTGATCGGACCAATGCTTCTGTGCCATCTTGAGTGTGTCGAGCTGCTTCCAAGTGTCCCAGTCCTCGTCTGCCACAGGGTAGCCGTTGGGTGCTCGGACGTAGAAATCGACTACTAGCGTTTGAGGGTCAACACTTCCGTCAAAGCGTATTTGAGGCTCAATGCGGTGGCCTGCCGCACGCAGCTTGGGAATGAGTGGATCGTTAGCTGCCACCCTTACACGCTGAATGATATAGCGGCTATACGCTGCGTGGATGCCCTCATACCCATCACAGTCGAGGACCTTAGACATGGTTCCTGATGGCTTAACAACCGTAGTCCGTTTGCTAAGAGGAATGTCCAATTCCTTACTGTACTTCTCATCTTCGTCTTGAATCGCCGCATATGCCCTATCTAGTACTTCCGGTACAAACAGTGGGCTGGACAAACACCCAGTGATTCCATTCCCTGTTCTGCGGTTCTTCCTAATAACCACATCGCTTAACGGATGGTGGTAGTCTTCCATAGTGACTCTCTTTGCATATCGCTGCATAAGGCGTGCTGCATGAATAAACTCGTCTTCAGACTCCATGTTGCAGAGTGCCATTTCTGTGAGATTACATGCTTCTCCGTTTTCTAAAGTAGCTTCCGCGCAAGGGTTAACCCCCACCGCATCGTCAGGCTTCAGTTCCCCCATCCTGCCATACTTCTGTATGTTAGTCCTGTTAACAATCCCAAAAGGCTCTCCTTGCTCATATGTCTTCCAGAACAACGGGTGTACATCCTCAATGTCGTCACAGACAATGGAGTAATTTGCACAACTACGGTGCGTTGGAATCTCTCCGAGGTCCCAGCGCTTAGCTTTGAGGTAATTCTTATCCCAGCAGTCCCCGAGAACTAAGCATGCAGACCTGCGAACGTTGCCGGAAACTACCATCTCCGCAATCGCAGTTAAAATGTCCGAGGCGTCCAACGGGCGCATCGTCTTACCCTCTCTCTCTAGAAGAACACTGACTAATGTCTTAACGAATTTTACCAACGGTAAAGGCCCAGACGCGACCCCTCCAAACCCTGCGATAGGCTCTCCGTACCCACGAACACAAACAGTGGAGTACGTGAAGGACCTTCCTGTCTCGAAGAAGCTCTCTAACACTCGTCGGGTAAGTTCACACCATCCTTCCCTACTGTCAGGCACAATAAAGTCTGCATCCTTAGTCGCTTTGTGTATAATATACACGTCCTTCTTAACTCTTGGCAACTTACTTACGAACTGGTGCTCAACACTCAACCCGATTCCCCCGCCAAGCATCAGCAAGTCCTGTGCAATAACAAAATTATTCCAATCGTTTGCCGTAAGGAACCAGCAGTTGCACAAAGCCGCCCCTCCCACCTTAGCATGGGCGGGCGCACCGGAAAACCAGTACCCACGACCAGCCGGACCCGCCTTGCGCTCGTTGGCAAGCCGTATAAGCTCCTTCACTTCAGCTTCTGGTACATTCCTGCCCTTTACATTCCCCATGATAGTGCGTTCTACCGTCTGGCTCCAGTTCTCCAGATACCCGTTATCTTTCCTTGCGTATGTGCGTCTTGCCACGATACGCGCTAAGTTAGACCATTCTTTCATTCGTTCTTATTCCCTTGTGTATTGTTTACTAGATTGTACATAGACAGAAAAAGCAGGGTAACCCGAAGGCTACCCCGCATACTTCTTATTAAATTGTTACTAAGAACTACGGTGTTACTATTGCGTTACTGTCTTTCCTTTAAATTCTTCCTCTTCTGCGATACGACGCCTAAGCAATCCAGCTACTACTTGATGACCGGCTGTATCCCATCTAGGGAACTGATCGGCAGCAGCAGCGAATTCCTTGTTCTCTACCATTTTCAACAGCGTGGATTTGTTCAAGGAGCCGCACCCGAGATTGTAGGTAAAGTCACAAAGAGCATCAAATTGCCCTTGAGTCACAGTACAAATCATCCGGCTGTTAACAAACTTAACAGCGAAGGCTATATCTTCCTGGAGCCATGCTTCAGCTTGCGCTTGAGTACAGACCATTCCCTTGTGAACACCCTTAGTATGTCCATAACCAATTGTCCAGACTCCTGTCTGATCCTGGTAGGCTGCTAGCTTACAACCCTCGAATGATTCCGTTAGGGCAAGTCCTTGTTTGCTGTATTGCATGATCCTCCTGTGACTGATTACTGATTACTGATTATTTATTACTGAAGTATGGCAGGGGATGAAGGAGTTGAACCCACACGATACGGCTTTGGAGGCCGCTGTTCTGCCAATTGAACTAATCCCCTATGGAGCCGACGGAGGGATTTGAACCCCCGACCCTCTGATTACAAGTCAAAAGCTCTACCAGCTGAGCTACATCGGCGTTGCTAACGTGTTACTAATTACCAAATCTTTGGAGCGGGATACGTGACTTGAACGCGCATCTTCGGCTTGGAGGGCCATTGTTCTACCATTGAACTAATCCCGCTGTATTAAATACGTCGCTGTCCTATTGTGCCTTCCCGTGATTTTCAGCTGGACTAGCCCCTGCTTGAATGTCGTCATAGAGAATAGGAATCTCTCTCTGGAACTCCCCAAGCAACGGGATTGATACCTGTAGGAACTTAGGATGAACTGCACTGGTAGTTCTCTGCAACAGCAAGTGTCTCCACGCTCTAGGATTACCTGAGACTACGACAGTTGTTGCTAAACAGTTAGGGAGAACATCACGAGCAATAGACGGAGAGCAGCCGCTATCGAGAAGAGCAAAGTACCCGCTCTCACCGGTGTGCGCTGTGTTACTCCAAGAAAGGAACTGACTATCAGTTAGACCGATAGGCTTGATAACCTTAATCTCTTTGCCAAACCGCTCTTGGTTATATGAGCAATAGCGCGTGGATTCTTGGCTGTACGACATTAGACGGTGGCGAACGAGTTCATGTGAAACTCCTCGGTCTACGCAGAACTCTACCGTAATGCTTCCGTGTTCAAACACTGACATATGACCAGAGGCAAGTAACTTTGGAAGCAGCGTCTTATAGCTGTTACCTGTCTGCTTGCCTTCAGATTTATAGCATGTCCTTGCTGCCTTCTCAATTAGTCGTAACAACTCCGC